CCTTCCTCGTATCCTTTTAGCAATTTGGGAACTACAAAGAAGAGTGTCTCTCTCCAGAAACAGCGATTGCAACCACAGAATGGTTCACCCGACAATGTCTCCGTAATTTCTTCTTCTGTGCCTTCGTATATGGCTTCAAACAACATATCGGTGTAAGCCTCTACACCACGCTCTAATTCTTCAGCCCACTGCTGGTCGTTAATAGCAAATCCGTTACTCATCATCACCCACCACAATGGCATCGGTTGACTCAAGGACAATCTTTTCAAGTTCTTCCTTGAGGTCAATTTCGCTACGGATGCTATCAATGAGAGGCTCAATGCCCTGCCATTTGCGTTCTCCATAGTAGTACCACCCGCCCTTTCGTTCTATGACTCCTTTGACAACTCCAAGAGATGCAATCTCTTTAGCGAAATCATATTCTCCAGGAAGGCAAGAGCCGCCTTCTGAGAAGTAAAAGTCAAAATATGCGACTCTTTGAGGGGGCGCCGTTTTATTCTTAAGGGTCCTAACTTTAATTCTTTGACCAATTCTGACTTTATTGTTACCCGAACCAAGTTCAATCCATTCATCTCTACGGATTTCACATCGAGTAAAAAATGCATAGTTCTTTCCCTCCCCACCAGGAGTTGTCCTGGGGTCGCCGTGCATCACACCAATCTTCATTCTGTACTGGTTGATGACAATACCTAGCACAGGACGTTCAGCCTCAACAAGGCTTCGCTTCATTGCAGTACCTACAACTCTAAAGAACTTATTTGTAAGTAGAGCGCCTTTACCAACAGTTGCTTCGTCCATAGTCTTTTCCAACTCAGGAGAAGGAGAAAGGGCTGGAAGAGAGTCAATAACTATGGCGTCAACAGATTTAGATTCGGCAAATGCAATTACTGCATCATAAGCCTCTTCCATAACGCTAGTTTCTACAACTATTACGCGACTCGTGTCTACGCCACACATTTCTGCATAATCAGGAACCCAAGCCTCTGCTGCAACCCATACAGTTGTAAAGTTTGGGTCTTTTGCTTGATTAGCAGCAATTGCCTTTAATGCAACGGCTGTCTTTCCATGCGATGGCTCTCCAATCAATTCATTCCATTGGTTACCAGGAAACCCGCCACCAAGAACGTAATCAAGAGTTGTAGAACCACTGGTAAACCTAGGCACAAGGTCAGAACGAATATCACTGGCAAATACAACAACGCCATCACCAAATTTTTTATTAAGTTGAGCGACAATTTTTTTGGCTTCATCGGTAATCATCCATCAATCCTTCCGACTATCTGTTGTGGATTAAAGTTATTTGTTGCATCATTTCCTCGTGCTGCTTTTGTAGAGCCTTCTACTTTTGCTCCAGTAAGAGAGCCGTATCTACTTCCAGACTGTTCTAATGGATAGCCACAGTCATAGCATCGCAATTTTGCACCAGCAACACTCATGTAATTACTTGAGTTACAGTTTGGACAAGATTGATTTTGTAAAGCGCTTTGTGCTTTTGAAACATTTGGATTAGCAGCCGGAGGTGTATATGGAGTCATGGGCTGTTGTGACGGTGGCATTGGAATATTTGTTGGACGAGGCTGTTGTGCAGGCTGTTGTCCCAATTTGTTTGCCCACCAGTTAGCGTTACTCATTTTCCATCTCCCCACTTATCGACTATTTTTGCTTCAGCAATAAGCGGAACTGTAATCTCTGGAAGTTTGATTCCTTCCATAGACTCGCGGATTGCTTCTGCTACATCCTCCGCTAAATCTTCACGGGCAACAGTAACCAACTCATCGTGCACGGTCAAAATGACATTTGCATCTGGCTCATCTACAAAGCAGGAGTGAGCCCTGACAATTGCCAGTTTCATAATGTCGGCAGCCGAGCCTTGAATTACTGTATTGAATGCCTGACGCTCTGCCCTAGATTTCAAGCCTTGGTCTCTGCTTTTTAGGTCAGGTATGTATCTTCGTCTGCCAAACAGAGTAGACACAAAAGGAGTTGGTGTCTGAGCAGCAGCCATACGAATGACCCTTGCTCTATATTTTGATATATCATTGAACTGCTTGGTAAAACGGTCTAATAAATCTCGTGCATCCTTTACGGTACAACCGATGCTTTGAGCAATCTTTTCTGGGCCAACGCCATAAGCGATAGAGAGCACAAGGACCTTTCCAGCCTTACGGTCAACTCCCATCGTGTCACCTATAGTTGTGTAGATATCTCCGCCTTCTAGGTAGTTGTTCATCATAATTGGGTCACCTGAAAAGGATGCGATGATGCGTGGCTCAATCTGGCTGTAGTCAGCAACAATCAACTTGTGTCCAGGTGGTGCAATAAACATATCTCTAATTAGTTTGCCATAGTCTCCACCACTTGGGATGTTCTGTAGGTTTGGGTCGCTACTAGAGAAACGACCAGTCTCTGCTCCGTGTGGTTTGAAGTTAGTATGTACTTTGCCACTTATTAGGAGCGATTTCTTTTCAACAACTTTTGTTTTGCCCATGACAGTGTGCGTGATTTCTCCACCAAGATAAGGCATTACATAAGTTGTCATTAACTTATTCAAATCTTGATATTCAAGTATCGCGTCTACCAGTTCATCTTTGCTGCGGTAAAACTCCAGAGCATCAGAAGATACCGAGTAATGCTGTATACCCAACTTCATCGGCGCTGTAACAGCGACCTCTTGACCTTTAGTAGTGAGAGCAACCTTAATACGAAGATTTGGTTTGATACCTCTGCCACCCTCTTCTTTCGGTGAAAAAAGCAACTTTTGCTTTTCTTGCACAGAATTCATAGCAAATGGCCTACCAACTAACTTCCAGGCTCTAGCCTTAGCATCGTCTATGTCTTTATCCAAACGCTTCTTTAATTTAATTAATTCGGCTACATCAATATTTGCACCTGTAAGTTCCATGTCACAGAGTGCAGCGAGGACATCCATCTCAAGACCCCACACACGACTTAAATCGCCCTCTAATTTAGGCTTATAGGCTTTGTACAAGGCATAGGTGGCTTCAGCATCCAATCCCGAATACTTTGCGACATCACTAAACGAATGAACCTCGACTTGAGCGCCAACGCCCTTTTCAACCACTATTCCCAGTTCTCGTTTAGCGCAGTCTGCTAATCCAAGATATCCCCTAAGCCTGTTGTCGATAATGAAGCCAGCCATCATCGTGTCAAAGAACGGCTTTGTAGGAACTACGCCACGGTAATACTTTGCAATAGATTTTAAATCAAACTTTACATTGTGACCTATCTTTAACTTGTCACTAAAAAACAAAGGCTTCAAAGCCTTGAACACATCTCCTGGTAGTAGTTGCTCAGGAGCAGGACCAAACACTGGTTTCCACTTGGCTTGATTCTTAGAGTAGTCCGTTTCTTTTAATTCTTTTCCTGCTGCTAACTTCCGCTGACCGCTAAGTAATAACTCTTTATCCCAATTTAAAAATTCACCATTTGGATGACCCATAGGAATGACATCTGTGCGACCTTCTGTTGCTAATGAAATCCAGAGCACATCATTTACGACAGGCTGTATACGGTTATCACCAATAGTTTCAACGTCAAATGCAAACGCATCTACAGACTTGTAATGCGCAACCAAATCATCTAGTTGTTCTTTTGTTGTAATGATGTTCATAAAACCCCTCTGATTAGAGTAAGAGAGCCTGAAAATGGAGGTAAACAGGCTCTCCTACTTGTGGAACGTCTAAGCGACTGAGCGAGCAACTTCTAGTAGTTCAGAGCGAGGGGTCTCTCGAATTACTTCTGCTGTGTATGGTTCAGCGGTTGCTACTAACTCATTAACCGTATCAGGGTTAAGTTTCCACTCCTCGGCAAGGTCACGACCACGGACGAAGTTGAGGGTGTACTGCGTCGTTGGGCCTGTGCCTAATCGAGAAATCTCCCAGAACTCTTTTGAAAGAGGTCCTTTGCGCTCGTCATCATGCGCTTTCTTGATTTGACGAGCCAGTGATGGTGGAGCAGTAAGGATTTGCAATCCTTGTGTCTCTCCACTTAAAACGTAGATATTGAATGCGAATTTACCGCGAGGCTTATCGCCAAGGATTTCGCAGAGTGGGCATCCCTCTCCCATGCAGACAAAGGACTTCTTACCTTTTGGGCGTTCAATCCAGTGCTGTTCGTATGTAGCAAATGGTGAGTCCTCAAGGAACTTAACCAATTGTGGTTCTTCAGAGAACCGGAAATCGGTTGGATATTCGGAATTTTCCGTCTTCAACAATGCATCAACGGCATCCCAGCCCTGTTGCACAGTTGTTCCAACCTTGGGCTGTGCTGTTTCGCTATCTTCATCAAGATACGAATCAGCGTTTACTGCTGGTTTTGTAATTGGCATATCTTTCTTTCTTGGTAGTGAGGCACTGAGCAAGTCGCATCTCTGTACGTCTTTATTGCTTCTGGCTCTCGATGGATGTGAGTTCCTTCCAGCGCTTTACTAAAGCCTCTGTCAGGTCTTCGTGTCGGCTCCATTCTACACGAGCAGAGCCTAGAAGGTTTCGTTTGGCGAATTCATCTACTGCAGATTCTATAAGAGCGCGGGTATAAACCCGATTTCCTCCGGTCTTTTGACCTTTTAAAGTCTTAGAACGAAGTCGATACGGGGCACGTGGTATATATCCTTTGCGTTCCCATAGACGAACAGTGACGATTGTTTTTTCCAATGCCTGTGCTAATGCACCGATTGTAAAAACTTCGGTCTCTTTCCCACCTAATGTTTTAACGATTGGGTTTTCGTCCCAACCATTAGTCTCACCGCTTCTACGGCGAGAAACCTTTGCATCCGGTTCTCTTCTTTTCTTTTTAGAACCAGGAATATATTCGAGGTCTTTAAAAGCCTCGTAAATTTCATCCTCTCCTCGTAATCCTGGCATTGTTATCTCTTATTCATCACCAATGCCCAGACCACAGTCTGTGGATACATTTCATCAATTTCTTCTTCAGTCAACTCATCACTGTAAAGAGCAGCCATTAATGCATCTTCATCAATTATTTCCACAGTCTTTATAAGTTTGTCACGAAGACCTTTTTCATCAATAATTTCAAAAGCGACATCTTCATCAATTTTTCGTGTGACACGACGCTGCTTTGTCATGGAAGTAAAGCCCTCTATTTCAGTGGGCAATTCAAAGATTATGTTTCCTTTGTCGTCTTTTTCACCTTCAGACTCAATTTTAGAAAATAAATCTTCACGCAGTTCTTTCATTTGTTCTTGAAAATACTCAACTTGCTTTTTGTAAAAAATGTATTGCTGTGCCTGAGACAGTGAGTCGTCTTTATCGATGGTTCTAGATTCTTGTTTTGAAATGCGTGGCATATACCCTCCTACGATTTAGAAAGGAAGTTCAATAGGCTTCCTACGGTTAAGTCTACCCCACCACGAGAGTTGATTCCCGCACCGTCAAGTACGGCATTAGCCACAGCGCCCTTCTGCTGGAGCATCTCGTGCTGGCGTTCTTCTATAGAGTTCTTCATCAATATGTCTTGGATAGTTATGGTAGGCCACCTGCTAGAAGTTCTTTTAATGCGCCCGTTTCTTTGCACTGCAAGACCAGCGTTCCAAGGCAGGTCATAGTTAATCAAAAGATTTGCATTGGGTAGGTCTACCCCATAGCCGCCAGCGTCTGATGAAACTAGAACGCGACATTCAGGGTCATTTAAAAACTTTTCTTTGCTTTTTTCTTTTTCTTTTGCATTCATTTCTCCGGTATAGATAGTTCCGCCTAGTTTGTCGTAAATAGTTGCGACGGCATCTAAGTAAGAAGCAAAGATAACTATCTTGGCATCAGGGTCAGTATCTAAATGCTCATTGGCATAACTGACCACAGCATCTAACTTTGGAACTCCCATGCCACGTAATTTCACATGACCATTTCTTATCAAGTATTGAGCGTACTCGGATTCGCTGTTTGCGAGAATAAACGGATTGTCACAGACCATACGAAGCGCAGTTATCTTTGACATTATCGAACCACGCATCGTGTCTGCTGGACTACCTGGCTTATATCCTTCTCCGTAGTGAGCGGCTATTGAAAAGTTTGCACCCAATAATTGTTTTGCTTCTATCAATTCATTACGAAGTTCTTCTGCAATAAAGTTGTACAACTTGCTTCCTGCAGAATCAAATCTAACAAGTAACGGTTCTCTATAGATAACGCTTGGAAGATAGGGAGCAACATCTGGGTCAGTTTGAACTTTGCGAACAGAGCAGGTCTTCATCTTTTGATGGAAGATTGGTAGGTTGCGATAGCGCTGTACACCGCCAAAGTGATTGCGAACAATAAATGTCTGGTCAAATAAATCAAAACGACCCAAAAGATTGGGATTTACAAACTGCATAATGCTGTACAACTCTTCAGGTCTACCGTTCTCTATTGGTGTTCCTGTCAGTGCAAATCTGATAGGAACTATTCGAGATAGTTCTTTTACTTTTTTAGAACGCTTTGAACGAAATCCCTTGATAGCCGTAGCCTCATCACAAACCATGGCTCCCCATTTATATTTCTTTACTATATCCCAGTCGTTAACTATCGATTCATAGTTAGTGATTACATAGTCAGCCTTCTGTCCATCTTGATACGCCTGTGTTCGTTGTTGTTTGTTTCCGTCTACTACAACAGAAACTACGCCAGTGCAGAACTTGGCTATCTCTTTCTGCCATTGGTATTTAAGACTAGATAGGGCTATTACAAGGATAGGACCGTTCTGTATCTGTCCGGTATCGTTTAATTTTTCTAGGGCCGCGATTGTCATACAGGTTTTACCAAGACCCATCTCGTATGCAACGAGCATCTTCTTTTCGCCAACCATACGGCTTACAGCCTCTATCTGATAAGGCTTTAAAGTTCCACTAAACAAGGAATGCCTCCCTGCCTAACACATATGACTTGGCGTTCTCTATGCCTCTATGAATTTCGTTTATGGTCATATCTCCTGGGTCTTTTACATCTATGCCCGTGTAGTCGAAAAAGAAAAGATTCAACCCATATTTGCGAGCATACGGACGCATAGATTCTGCGGCTTTCAATCCTGCTTCATCCTTATCGAACGCTGCAATTATCTTTTCTGCTCTGCGCATAATCTTCGCCTGGTCTTCACTCACAATCGCACCAAATGTAGACACCGCTCCTTCTACACCGGCACAACGAAGACGCACAACATCTAACGGAGATTCAACTACAAGAAGAATGTCGGTAGCCATAACCTCTACACCAAACACAGTTTTAGACTTTTTAACTCCCACTGGTTGATTGCGAAAAAAGCGACCTGAAGCACCCTTCTCTTGCCATCCCATTAATTCATATGTATCGGGATGGCGGATAGGAAGAATCCATGCTGAATGATTTACATCCCAAAGTACGCCGTGGTGCTTTGCTGCTTCTGCAGTTAGGTATCGTTTTTTTAACTCAAATGCAGGAGGCTCTGAATACACAGCCAAACGAGCCTCTGACATACCTATTGGCTCTTCTTCAGGCTGTACATACTGTGGTAAATCCTTGATACGACGAAGCAATGCATCAATTGGCAGTTCTGTTTGACCATCTATAAATTCTTTTGCTTCGTGATAATCAACACTCTTTAAATCACGAACAAGTGTGTAGACATTTCCTCTATAACCGCACGAGAAACAGATGTGCGCACCAGTAACTGCGTTTATCCACCAAGATGGATGACGGTCTTCTTTGCCAGTGCGCTTCTTATGTAGTGGACACCAACCATTTACTTCATCACCACGTTGTGCTGCTAATGGCAAATCAAGTGCTAGAAGAACTTTTTCTACATCCATTACCTGCCCCAGTTCATGCAATATGCGCACTTGGTCATGAATGATTCATCATGGAAACAACCAGTCTCCCAACGCCAAGTGATAGCGGTTTCACTTGGTGGGCAGTTACGTGATTGAACAATCTTCAAAAGGCGAATCTCTTCATCTTCTTCAACTGGCTCAAGACCAAGAATGACATCCGAGTCTTGGAAGAATGAGGATGAGTAACCAATTGAATCTGCAGTTACCTTTCCTGCACGCATCTTCCAAAGAAGAGT